CGGATAATGAATCTAATGATTTAATTGTAGAAGGTAAAGCAATTTCCTTTGATGATCCAACACCGCTATTTGTGATGAACGGTATTCAATATTATGAAGTGATTGACAAAAATGCATTGCAGGGGGTTGACCTCAGCAATGTTTATTTTTATTACGGTCATGAGCGTGGAGCCATAGCAAGGACGAAAAACAAAACTCTTGAATTAGATGTAAGACCGGATGGAGTTTATTTCCGTGCCAATTGTGCAAAAACGACTTTAGGTGAAGATGTTTATAAACTTGTGCAGCGTGGGGACGTTGATAAAATGTCGTTTGGATTTACAATTCAAGAGCAAAGTTTTGATGAAGCAATCAACACATTTACAGTACGAAAAATAGGACAACTACTTGAACTAAGTGCTGTCGATTTTCCTGCATATGAAAACACCAGTATTAGCGCAAGAGCAAAAATTACTGATGTTGAAAAAGAACATAAATTAGCAATTGAAAATGAGCAACAACGTAAAGCAATCATCTTAAAAACACTATATTAAAAATTAAGGGAGAATAAAATTATGAATAAACTCACAGAACGCATGTTCGCAATCAATACAAGAAAAGCAGAAATCCGTAGTCAGGTTGAAGCAAATGCAGAAGGCATTGACCTTGATGCACTTACTACTGAGTTGAAAAATCTTGATACTGAATTTAGTGGTATTGAAGAAAGAATGAAATTTGTTGATGGTATTACCGTAACAAAACCAGACGAAAAGGAGATTAATAACATGGAAAATAATTACACAATCGAATCAAAAGAATATCGTTCTGCATGGCTGAAAACTCTTCAGGGTGCAAAACTTAACGAGATTGAACAAAGAGCCTTTACTTCTGCAACCAATTCTGGTGCGGCTGCTATTCCTACGCAGACAGCAGATCAGATTCTTACAAAGGTGCAGCAGGTTGCTCCACTGCTTTCTGAAATTACCTTATTGCAGGTTGCCGGTAATGTAAACTTTGCAAGTGAAGGCGTAAGAGATGCAGCTTCTATTCATTCCGAAAATACAGAAGTTACTCCTGCTGCTGATGCTATTGTAACTGTAAGCCTTGGTGGATATGAATTTATCAAAGTTATTCGTATTTCTAAGACAGTAAGCACAATGGCTATTAATGCCTTTGAATCTTGGCTTGTACAGATTCTTTCTGAAGATATCGGTCGTAAGATTGAATCTTATATTATCAATGGTACGGGTGTTTCTCAGCCTACTGGTGTTGAGAAAGCTAACACTTGGGGTGTAACTAATAGCGTGAGCGTTACCCTTGCTGGTAGCCTTACATATGCTAATATTACTACCTTGATTGGATTGCTCAAGGGTGGTTATGATTATAACGCTAAATTCCTAATGAGCAAGAAAACACTGTATGCTGATTTTATGCCGCTTAAAGACGATAGCAAATATCCGGTAGTTACTCGTGAGGGTGTCAACTATTTGATTATGGGTTTCCCTGTACTGCTTTCTGATAATGTGGCTGAACATGATGCTTATTTCGGTGATTTCAAGAAGATTGTTGGTAATCTGTCTCAGGATATTACCGTTGAATCCAATGCGAACAGCGGCTTTACTGCTAATGCTATTGACTTCCGTGGTACTGCTTTGTTTGACTGCAAACCGGCAATCGGTGAAGCATTTGTTAAATTGACAAAAGCGACAGCTTAATCTGGTGATATTTGATGAATGATTTGCTTCATAGGATAAAGGGTGACCTCAGAATATCAGCGGATAACACCGATTTTGATGAGGAAATTGATGATCTGATTGAGCAAGCAGTTGCAGATTTGAGGGCTTCCGGTGTTAAATCGGGAGTCCTTGATGATATAATTGGTATAGTGGATAGTAACATTCGCCGTGCCATTATTTTATATTGTAAAGCTTTCTTTGGATTAGAAAATCCAGATAAAGACTGGTATTTACAGCATTATCTTAATAAGAAAGCCGAATTGCTTAATCAAAGAACATTGTATAATGCAGGTGATTTGAATGTTTAATAAAACGTTGGAATTAATCGGCGCAACATATACAAAAGACAATATAGGACAGCGGATTGAAACACCTACATATCGGAAAGTATATGCCAGTTATAAAAGTGTTCCCCAGTCAGAATTCTTTGCCGCTGGGCAGACAGATATTAAACCCTCAGCTTGCTTTATAATTCGTACTGGTGATTATAAGGGCGAAAAGAAGCTAAGATATCCGGCTGGTGACAGTGGTAATATCTATGTTATTTATCGTTTTTATGACACTAAGGACGAAATGACCGAAGTCTATTGTGAACAGAGAGTTGGTGATACAAAATGAGTGATTTTAAATGTGATTACTCGAATTTTGCTGATACCATTACAGCTAGTTTGCAAGAATTTTCCGATGAAAAAGCTAAGGAAGTCAAAGAAATAATCACAACAAAAGCAAAAGAATTGGCTGAGAATATTTCTAAAGATTCTCCTAAAAGAAGTAAAAAGGTCGGTAAACGAAAATTAAATGCTTATGCTAAGGGCTGGGTGGCAGACAAGCAATACGAAAATAATCTGAATATAGATTATATCATTCACAACAAAGATCAGTATCAATTAGCTCATCTTTTGGAAGCGGGTTTTGCCACTCGTGACGGTAGTCGAGTAGAGGGTAAGCCTCATATTGCTCCAAACACTGAGAAGATTGAAACGGAAATCGAACAGGCGATAGAAAAGGCGGCTCAATAATGATTATATCAGAATTATGTACTTTACTTGAATCTACTGGATTACCGGTAGTTTATCACAGCTTTAAAGCATCTAAAATGGAAGTACAAACACCGCCGTATATCGTTTATTTTGCAACAAAGAGCAAGAACAGTGCAGCAGATAACAAGGTTTATTATAAACGAAATGCTTATACAGCGGAGCTATACACCGATACAAAGCAAATAGCTTTAGAACAAAAATTAGAGGATGCCTTTGATGAAGCATCCATTGTTTACGAAAAAACAGAAACTTATTTAGATACAGAAGAAATGTATCAGATTAGTTATGAAATAGAAATTTAAAAAGGAGTGTTTATTATGGCAGGAACTACAACCAAAAATAAGGTCAAGTATGGCTTAGAAAACGTATATTACTCAAAATTGACAGGAATTACATATGCTGCGCCAGTTGCAATTGAAGGTGCTGTCAGCATTAGTTTGAAGGCTAGCGGAGATATAACCCCAGTTTATGCCGATAACGTCGAGTACTTTGGATTTGAGACAAATAACGGTTATGATGGATCAATAGATTTTGTTTTGATTCCAGATGATTTCAGAACTGATATTTTGGCAGAGACAGTTGATGCAAACGGCGTTGTGAGTGAAAATTCAGACATTAAAACAAGTGAATTTGCCTTAATGTTTCAGTTTGCAGGAGATGTGACGAATAAACGTCATGTTCTCTATAGATGTAAATGTACTCGTCCAAACATAGAATCTGAGACTACAAAAGACAAACCCGACAACAAGAATGAATCTTTAGATATTAAAGTAAGACCAATGCTTTCTGGTACATTAAATCATCAAATTAAAGCAAGTATTGATAATTCTACTGAACATGCAGTGGTTTATGATGCATGGTTCTCACAAGTGTATGACAGTACAGTAGCAGCAGGTTAATCAAAAACTATAAAAAATAAGGAGACTTTTATAAATGGAAAAGACGATTAAAATTGATGGTAGAGATATAACATTTAAAGCAACAGGCGGTTTGATGTACCGTTACCATAATCAGTTTGGGCGCGAATACCTTGCCGATGCTCTTGAGTTGCAAAAATTTGCTGACACTAAAACACAGAAAAAAGTAAAGTCAGCGGATGGTAAAATTACCTTTGTAGAAGATTATGACTATACTAAATTGAATTTGGAAGTTGCTTATAATTTGGCTTGGTCACTTGCTAAGACAGCAGATCCGTCAATCCCTGATCCTCAGACATGGCTTGATAGCTTTAATGTATTCCCTGTCATGGAGTTCATTCAAGATTTGATTGAAATGATTAATGCGTCATCTCAAAATAATGTAGCATCAAAAAACTAAGCAGCGATGGTGAACCAAACGATGAACCGCCTATAACAGCAGCAGAATTTCTGTATGCTTGTAAAAGGCGTGGTTTGTCCATCGCAGAAATTGACGAATTGAATCTCGGTATTATCTTGGATTATATTTATGCTTATGATGATATTAATTCAGCAAGTGAAGCAAATGAAGAATATATGCCTAAGAGTAGTATTGTATATGCAACACAGGCTGATTTTGATAAGTTCTAAAAATTGTTTTATAGCTTTGTGAGGTTGGTTAATTCCAATTTTGCAAAGCTTTTTTGTGTAAAAAAGAGGTGAGAAACATAGCAAACAAAAGTATAAAGGGCATTAGTTATGAAATCGGCGGTAATGCAGTTGGTTTACAAAGTGCCTTAAAAGATGTAAATGCCAAAACAAAAGATTTAGGTTCTGAATTAAGTTCTGTAAATAGATTGCTAAAGATGGATCCAACTAATATTACTTTAACACAGCAAAAGCAAGAGCTTTTGAAAAATTCCATTGAAGAAACCAAAAATAAATTGGATACTTTAAAAGATGCTCAATCTCAGGTGAGTGCTCAGTTCAAAAGTGGAGATATAGGTGCAGAACAATATAGGGCTTTTCAGCGTGAACTTGAATCAACTAAAAGTAAATTATCTAGTTTGAAAGATGAAAAAAGTTCTGTCTCTGTTATTGGAACTGCATTTGATAATGTAAAACAAAAAGCGCAGGATTTATCATCTAAATTTGCGCCCATTGTTTCAGGACTCAAGCAGGTTGGCAGTGCAGCAGGAAGCATTACAAGCGCAGGAGTATCTACTGTTAAGACAGCCGTAGATGGTGCCGGAAAAGGGTTAGCTGTATATGCTACAACGGCAGTAGCAGCAGGAGCGGCAATGACTGGAATGACAGTTAAAGCAGCTACAGCCGCCGATGATATTAATACTTTGTCGAAACAGACAGGACTTTCAACTTCGGACATACAAAAATTTCAATATGCTTCTGAAATTGTGGATGTACCGCTTGAAACATTGACAGGATCAATGGCGAAATTAACAAAGAACATGGCAACAGCACAGGGTGGAACTGGTGCGGCAGCAGGTGCTTTCAAAACTCTTGGTGTTTCAATAACTGATCAAAATGGACAGTTACGTAATAACCAAGATGTTATGAATGACACTTTCAATGCATTAGGCAAAGTTGAGAACAGTACTCAGCGTGATGCTCTAGCCATGCAAATATTCGGCAAGTCAGCACAGGATTTAAACCCTCTTATTTTGGGTGGTGCTGATGACCTTAAAACTCTTGGTGACAGTGCTGAAAAATCAGGATTAATTCTATCTCAAAATGCTCTGGATAATTTGAATAGTTTTAGAGATGGTTTAGATGTTATGAAATCAAGTGCAGGTCAAGCAGGTAATGTCTTAGCCGGTTCTTTTGCTGGTTCATTAACATCAATGACAGGTATTATAAACAGTGCTTTGCCGGGCATTACAGGCTCAATTGCAGGATTATTTAGCGGTAGTAATATCACTACTATACAAACTCAATTGACAACAGGTTTAGTGAATGTTGGTAATGGACTTGTAGCGGAAATTGGAAAGCAGTTGCCTACATTGTTAGCTGGTTTTAACGCATTGATTATTAGTGTTGTGACAGCAGTTACAGCGGTTTTACCGACTGCAATCAATACGATTTTACCAACACTTTTAAATGGCTTTACAGGCTTGATACAGGGCTTAATACCATTAATACCGGTATTGTTACCAGTTATTATAAATGCGGCAGTTACGCTGTTTATGGGGCTACTGAATGGCTTGAATGTTATCATTCCACAACTGATGGCAATGCTACCTACACTGATTCAAAACGTATCGACTATTTTAATTAAGAATTTACCATTGATTATAACCGCAGGAATACAGTTGCTGACAAGTCTTATCGGAGGTATAACAAAATCAATACCTCAGCTTATAACATCTGTGATTGCGTTGATTCCGGTTATAACGAAAGCACTTTTAGACAACCTTCCAGCACTGATTACCGCCGGAATACAGTTGATTGTTGCTTTAGCTACTGGATTACCAAAGGCTATTCCAGCGATTATAAAAGCACTTCCAGAAATTATTACTGCTATAATTACCGGATTCACTCAAGTCGATTGGGGAAATGTCGGTCTTCAGGTAATAACTGGTATTGGTCAAGGTTTGGTTGATGGAGTTCTTGCAATAGGGGACTTGATAAAGAAAGCTGCAAACAGCCTTTTAGACAAGGTGAAAAATGCAATGGGCATTCATTCGCCTTCTACATTATTCCGTGATGAAGTCGGTACATATCTTGCTAGTGGGTTGGCAGAGGGGTTTGTCAATGGAATGTCTGATGCATCCAAACAAATGCAAGCGGCAATACCAACTAACTTTGATTTTAATGTTGGCACAAATATTAATGGCTCATTGAGCGGTTTAAAGACTAGCAGCTCAAGTAAATCATCATCTGGATATGCAACAAGTAGTACACCTATTAATTTAGTAATTAATCAGGGTGATATTACTGTGAATGGATCAGCCGATAATAATTCAATAAGTAAAATAAAGCAGATTGCAAAAGATCAAGTCGATGAACTTAGAAGTGAAATTACACAAGGCTTCCGTGAACTTCCACTTTTAGCAATGCAAAAAGCATATAGTCATTAAGAGGTGAACTGATATGGACGACAACATAAAGCAGGTTATTCAAGACAACTTGTTAAAAGCAATGATAAATATTTTAAAAGAGAATACTGATTGCAAGGATTGTCCTTTAGTAAATGAATTAAAACGCTTACCATTAGATGCAGAACAAGCATTTTTTACAAACAAATAAATCGAGGTAAATGAATTATGAATAATGATGTAAAAGAAACTATTCAAGAGAGTATGTTAAAAATTCTTACTATTATGATGGAAACAAATGCTGAGTGTAAGGACTGTCCACTTACACAAGAATTGGCAAGAATGGGATTTGAAGCAACGTGTAAGTAAAGAGGTAAATTGATGGCGAATAATGATGTAAAAGAAACAATTCAGGAAAGCATGTTAAAAGTTATTGAAATGATAATGGCAGAAAACAATGGGTGCAAAGATGTTAATAGTTTGTCTAAAGCAATTGTAAGTAAATTATCACTTCAATTAGAACAAGATTTACATAAAAATTAATGATACAGCGGCTTAGGCAATAGCTTAGGCCGTTCTTTTTATGCAAATATTTTTGCGATTTTTATTTAGATATCCGGTTGGGTTTACATTTTTATGCAATTTATTTTTCAAGCAGAAAAGGGTAGCTGATGTGCTACTTTCATTCGGTGGAAATTTGGGATCGAAGATTAATATTGATTTGCTCTAATGGGTAGACTATAATATACATGTGTGGTACGTTACCCATAATCGAACAGGAGGGTTTAAATAATGGACAAGATAAAAGTGGCAGTATACTGTAGAGTATCAACAGATAGTAGGGATCAGGCTAACTCTTTTGAAAATCAGAAGTCGTATTTTGAACGTGAGATCGATAAAAATCCAAATTATGAGTTGGTGAAAATCTATGCTGATAGAGGTATCAGTGGTACAAAGCTAGAACGTCCAGAATTTAATCAAATGATAGAAGATGCAGGACTAGAGATTCAAGAAGTTACAAATAGTAGTAATGACAAAAGAAAAGAATATCTTAGATATAGGACAGTACCAAGCAGTATACAAAAGCCTAAGTTTAATATGATAATTACAAAGAACACTAGTCGTTTCGCTCGTAATATGGAAGTTGGAACTATTCTAAATGACTTAAAAAAGAATAAGGTGTATGTGCACTTTTTGGATTTGGATATTTCAACTGAAAAAGATAGCGATATAACTTATATTCAAATATTTCAATCAATCGATGAACGTGATTCAAGAGATAAAAGCGTTAAAGTCAAATTTGGCATGGAAGAGGGAGCAAAACACGGAGTTGTTCATACTAACAGTAAATTGTATGGATACAGATATATACAAGCTGAGAACCGGCTGGAGATTATTCCGGAAGAAGCAGAGGTTGTCAAATTAATATATACCCTTTATGCTAATGGCTTTGGTGCTAGACAGATTATTAATACTCTAACTGATAGTAATATCATGACAAGGCAGGGAAAACCATTCTGTAAATCTACTGTAAGGCGCATACTTGATAATGAGAAATACGCAGGACTCAATAACGCTTTGAAATACGATACTGGAGTTGTATTTAATAAAAATAGTTATCCAAAAGTAAAAGAACAATATTTAGTCGAAGATTCAGATAAAATTCCCGCTATTATTGATCCTCCGTTATTTGATAAGTGTAGGGGAATTCGAAAAGGCAAAGTAAATTACGTTAACCAAAAGGGTATATATAAGGGTAAAGCAAAATACAGCGGTTTAATTCGTTGCGGGAATTGTGGTTCTGCATATCATTCCAATACAGATAAAGGTAGGATATTTTATAATTGCAGCAATAAAAAATTACATGGAATGTCTGTATGTAACAATCCTAATATAAGCGAAAGCTTTCTTGATAGTTATATTTCAAGTTTAGCGAATGGTCAAATGTATTCATATGTTGAAAAAGTAAAAGACATTTCAGTGAGAAGAATTTATAAAGAAATTATGGTTCAATATCAACGAATAAACAGTGATCGTTCCAATGAAGCTAAAATTACTGCATCCCAAATCCAAGAACTTAGAGGTAAACTAGATAGATATATAGAAGTTTTTGCAATGGGGGAATCGAGCCAAAATATTGTCAAAGATAAAATTAAAGAAACTGAATTACAGATTAATGAATTACAGCGAAATTATAAAGCCATTTCAGAAAGCAATGTATGTATCGCGAATAGAATTTTAACATTATATAATACTGCTCAAAAAGTCCTCACATTTCAAAATAAGGAAACTTATACCAAAGAAGAACTTATCAACATTATTTCTAAAATTACAATATATAAAAATGGAAATGGTTTTGGATTTACACCTCAAATAAAGCCATTAGAAGAAGTCACTACTTTGGTTGAAGGATTAGATAGTATTTGGGAAGATGAAGAGTTTGATGAAAATGAAATTGATAAGATAGTCGGCTTAGCACATGACATTGTATCCTAATTGCATGACGTTATGACCACCTGCCGCTGCAATTTCAAGCGCGCGTTTTGCTTCGAACTGACCGCGTACCTCTGAAAAATCAGGTAAGGGCATTTGGTTTTGCGGTGTATAGGGGCTGGCAAAGGCGGGCTGAATTTCTTCACGTCCGGTCAGGTGCTTTATTAGCGTTAGTAAGTCCTTGACGGGGTACACTGTAATCCCCTCGACCACAGCCCCCTCGGTAGAGTTTGCTTCGGGAACATAAAGCTTTTGGAAGCCCTGCTCCTTGGCCTTAATCGCCATCGGCAGCACGCCTTTGATTGGCCGCGTTTCGCCGGTGAGTGACAACTCGCCGAGGAATACGCTGTCACTCAGTTCCGCATTGAGTTGACCGCTTGCCTTCATGAGCGTAACGAGCAGCGGCAAATCATAAATAGGACCTTCCTTGCGTTTATCGGCCGGAGCAAGATTTACCGTGATTTTATGAACCGGAAAATCAAAACCGCAATTTTTCATCGCTGAGCGAACTCGGTCACGGGACTCCTTAACCGCCGCGTCCGGCAATCCTACCACATCAAACCCGGGTAAACCAACCGAAATATCTGCCTCCACCTCAACAACAAAGGCATCCATACCGTACAGTCCCATACTGTATACACGAGATACCATTTCAATTCCTCCAACAATTTTACATATTGCAATTATATACTTATTATAAACATGAATCAAGAACAAACAAAATATATTGAAGAAACAAAAAATTGAATATTGGAAATAAAAACGAAACTTAGCATAGACAATAAAGAAGTAACAAAATGTGACGATAAATAATAGAATAAGAAAATTGATGTTCATATTCTGTGCAATTCACAAAAGTTTGTAACGAATTGTTACTTATTAGTTCTCAACAGGTGTAATGGCAGCGGACGTTATTGTATTATCGCAATATTGTGTTTGGCCTTACTAAGTAACATTCACTCAGAAAAGCATGTACTGTTAAAATGGTTAGAAAGGGTGATTAGACATACATTGAATGAAATAGAACCCCAATTATCCTTGATCAATATTGGCGTAATTTAATAAGAATAAGTGAGGTTAAAAAATGTCGATTATAAAAAACTTAAAGGTCTCTAAAAAACTATGGCTTATTGTTATCCCTGCAATTTTTGCATTAATTCTACTTCTTGGTTTCTTTATCTATCGTTCTGATGAAATCAGCCAGGAATCAAAAAGAGCGCTGTATGATGAAACCTATGTTAGTACGGCAGCTATTCTAAATGCCGACAGGGATTTTTATCAAGCTGAAATTGCAGAAAAGGAACTCTATCTAAGCGGTAAGGATGTGACCGCTGACAAGAAGAAGGAATTGATTGCTACTTATAATGAAAACGTGCAGCAGGTACAGGACCGTATCAATTCGGCTCTCAACAATGTAAAAGGAAACCCAGAACTCTACAGCGGGTTTACCCATCCTACGGCTAATTTAACATTGGCGCAACTTGGCGAAGCGTTTCAAACAGAGTTCAAATCATGGCAGAGTGCGTATAATTTGGAAGATGGCACAGGGGATATGAACGCCAAACTCTCCGACTTCGACACTGCAAGAGAAAAAATAAATCTGATGACTGAATTGCTGGAAAAATATGCGAACAAAAGATCAACTGAAATCCAAAATGATGTAAAAAACAGTATTATAGCTTCAGTAATCATTATTTTAAGCATTATTCTTTTAATATTTATTCTTTCTACACTGATTGTTCGCTATTTGCAAAATAATATAAAATATATTACCAATGTCAGTAAGCAGATTGCACAAGGGGAACTGTCAATCCAAATTGATAAAACAAAAATAACACGTGACGAAATTGGGCAGCTTTGCAACGCAACAGGGCAAATACTCATGCAGCTGAATAGTTATGTATCCTATATTAACGAAATCACACAGGTACTGGATACAATGGCAAGCGGCGATATGCGAATTACGTTGAATAATGACTACAACGGTGAATTTGCTTCCATAAAGGATGCACTGCTACGGATATCATCGTCACTCAATCAAACATTGTCTGCTATTGCCGTTTCCTCTGAGCAGGTTGATTCAGGCGCAAGACAGGTATCCAATGGTGCTCAGACACTCGCACAGGGGACTACAGAACAGGCAAGTACCATTCAGGAGCTTTCAGCATCCATTACTGATGTATCCGGGGAGGTGCGTAAAAATGCCGCTAACGTCAAACAGGCGGCAGACTATATTGGGCAGACGGTATTGGGAGTTGAAGAAAGCAATACATATATGCAGCAGATGCTGACTTCCATGGATGATATTGATAGATCATCCAGTGAAATCGGTAAGATTATAAAGGTTATCGACGATATTGCATTCCAAACGAATATTCTTGCTCTTAATGCGGCTGTAGAAGCTGCCAGGGCAGGGGATGCGGGAAAAGGATTTGCTGTTGTGGCTGACGAAGTGCGCAATCTCGCCACGAAGTCTGCCGATGCTGCGAAGCAAACGACCGTGCTGATTGAAGGCTCTATCCAAGCGGTTGCCGGAGGTTCGAAAATTGCGGAAAATACCGCGAGAGCGCTTGAAGATGTCTCTTCCAAGGCAACACAGATAAAGGGTATCATCGGTAAAATTGACAGTGCTTCATCTGCACAGGCAATTGCAATCGCACAAATCACTCAAGGATTGGAACAAATATCCGCCGTGGTTCAATCCAATTCGGCTACTGCAGAAGAAAGTGCTGCTGCCAGTGAGGAATTGTCCGGTCAGTCTGCATTGCTCCATACTGAGGTTAATAAGTTTAAACTGTCCAAGAACGAAAATACTTAATGAACCCGTACGGATAGGAAAATATCAAGGAATATAATTTTAGTAAAGCCATAAATAACTGCCTTAGCAATAAAATGCTTTGGCAGTTATTTTATGTAATAAGTAATTTTATGCCTAATGTATTCTACCGCATCAAAGCGGGTAATCTCAATAATAGGATTACATTTTTTGAATCACTTTACAGAATGTATGTTTTGATGTATAATCGTTAAGAACATGTGTTCGATAATTACCGCTGTATGAAAGAAGGTTTGTGAAATGGAGCGAAGTATCCTGCACTGTGATCTGAACAATTTTTTTGCATCGGTGGAGTGTCGTGACCATCCGGAATTAAACGGTCACCCAGTTGCCGTTTGCGGCAGTGTGGAGGACAGGCATGGCATCGTTCTTGCTAAAAATGAACTGGCGAAAGGTTTTGGCGTAAAAACGGCGGAGCCTGTTTGGCAAGCACAAAGGAAATGCCCAGACTTATTGATTGTGCCGCCTCATTTTGACCGGTACATGTATTTTTCCAATGTGGTCAGC